CAAAAGATGGATTACTTACTACATTAACTAATCTAGCAACAGGAAATTTCCACCCTGCTGGAAACATAGCATTAGGTGTAACTTTACTAGGCACTAAAATAGGTGCATTGTTTTTCTCTTTGGTTTCTGTAGTAATACCAAAGATACTTTTTTGATTTTGATTTAATTCATCTGACATAGTACTAATTTAATATATAATTGAATAACGTTATTTAAAAAGATAAAAAAGGTGGCTAATGATAGCCACCTTAAAAAGTAAAAAAATTAGTTTATATGTCGTCGAAAGAAGTAACTTCAGCAACAGGTTCAGCAGTTAAATTCTCACCACCACCATCATTACTAGAAGTAGAATTTTTACGAGCAATTTTAGCAACTTTTTCAGAGAAAGTTAATGCATAATATACATTATTATCTTCTGGATCTTCGTCGTTAGTAACTCCTGTAGTACTTAATTCATAATGAGAATTATGATCAGTATCACCATCTAAAGCATCCCAAGCATTAGCAGCACTAAAAGTAAGAGTACCACCTCCACTTTTATTAGCAGAAGCTAATTTTCCACCTCTACCTTCTTCACCTTTTAAAGCAAAGATGTTTCCATCCATGTCTTTACCAATTTGAAGATAATCTCCAGAACTTACACCTAAAACTTGAGCAGCATCAGGAGTAACTTTAAACTGACCTTCAGTAGGAGCAGCAATAATTTGACAACCTAAATCTTTCGTTGGACGAACATTTGTTAAACTTTGAAATTTCATAATAAATAAATTTGTTAATAAATAATAAAAATATGTTTGATTTAATTAAATCCTAATTTTCTACAGAAGCTACATGAACTTCTTCTCCACTTTCATTTACATAAAAGTTAGTACTTATTTCACTAGGACTTCTTAATCCTAATGTAATATCATCTGCAATTTCTCCTACACCATTAGTAAAAGCTCTTGCATCTAACATTCTACGCCAATATTTTTGCCATACATCTTTATCTACAAGTTCAGCTTCTTTTGCTTCAGAAAGAGTAAAACTTCCTCTAGCAGTCATTTCTTTCCAAGAACCATTAGGTCTTTTAATAAGTCTTGAAAATTCATATGTAGTTCTTCTATCTACAGGTCTTTTCTTACTATTTTTAGGTTGTTTATCTACAGTACCTTTACCAATAACTATTGGAACATTTTTAACTGTTTTAACAATACCTTTATCGTCAGTAGCTACAAATTCAAAAATTTCAACAGCATCTTCTATTTTTTCAAACGTTACTCCATGTTTTAAACAAAGAGCTTTTTGAATATGTACGCCTAAAGTTGGTCTACCATTAATAGGATAAATTTGACTAACACTAGTAACAAAAGGTAATCCTAATTCATTTCCAGTCATAAGAGCAACAGCTACATCTTCTGGAGTTTTAAGAGGTACTAGTTTACTTTTAGATAGTACAGTACCTAATGCTAACATTCTTGCAGGAGTATTAAATTCACTATAATCTAAAGCGGCTAATTCTTCTCCTGTAAGAGTTTGAGGAACTTCCTTTACTGTAGAAGTAACGGAAGGTGTAGTTTCAGTATTTTGTGAAGCTTTTTCAACTTCACTTACTTTATCTACACCTTCGACGTTTAAAACTTCATCAGTTTTTAAAGTGGATTGTTCCATACTTTTTTGATTTTCTTTATAAGACATAATCGTTTTTGTTATTAATTATATAGTTTCACTATATTGCCGTCTTTAATAACACTACAAAGATAGCAATATTTTGTTAAATACCAAATATATTAAGTAGAATTACTCAATATACTCTAAATTTTCATCATTTAGTTCTTCATCTTCTAAATTTTCGACTTCTTTTGGTTTTTCAATTATTTGTCCTTTGGATAAGTAATCTAAAAACCAAATAGAACCTACTCTACCATGTCTAGCTTTAAGTTTAAGCAAGTGTATTAAATTATTGGTAGGAATTTTCCTTGTACCATACTCAGTTATTTTTAAAAGTTGAGGTTGATGAATTACAAAAACATTATCACAAGCATTATATAATTGTCCTTGTGCATAAATATCAGATTTAGTAGGATAATGTAAACTTTTAGTTACTATACGTTTTACATCTTCAATATTATTATTAAGTTGTCCTAATAAATTTACCATAGCTCCAAATAATTTTCTAATACTAATTGCTATTTTACCTACATTAGCCATAAGTTCCGCTGAACTTTTTTCATCTAATGTTTCAATAAGAAGAGTATGATCTATATTAACTACGAACTTATATTTTTTACCTGTTTCATAAGAATGTTTTTTATAAGAATTATAAATATGTTCAACAGTATTGAAAAGAAGTTTTACATTACCAGCATTTTCGTAAAATAAAATACTTTTTGTTTTATAAAATTTTAAATACTCTTTAACTTTATTTACTTCTTCTTCAGTAAGTTGGTTGTATTCGCCTGTTTCTTTATCATATTCACTACTAAGTAAATAGCTATAACTTACACCTAAATCAGAAGCAGCACTTCTAAGTATTTCATTATAAGCAGACATTTCAAAACAAAAATGTATAACAACAGGTATAAAATCTATATTTTTATTTAAACTATCTTCTCCTCTATAATCTAAAAAATCTTCTGTAAGTACATTAAGAAAATAAGATTTACCATGTCCAGATAAACCTGCAAAAAGATTTACACTATTAAATCTAAAATATTTTCCCATAGCTACATTAAGACTATTAAATCTACATTTTAGTCCATATTGTTCTCCAGTACGTTCTTTCTCTACTACCTCAAGAGCTTGTTTTGTAGCTTGTTCAGGTGTTAAAGGGGACAATATTACTTTAGAAGTCTTCATCATGTGTAGTGTTTATCGTGTTGGGTGCAGGTTGTCTAAGTTTTCTAAGTATTTTCCATTGTTCCGAAGTAAGAAATTTATTAATACCTATCTTAATTAAATCATTATCTACACCGTACTTAATATCTTCTATTACTTTTTGATGTTCCTTAATACTACCTAAAATTTTAGGGATATAAAGTTCTTTAAAAATTCTTTTATCCATAGTAATTAAAGGGATATGATTACCATTATCTTTAATAAGAAAAGAAGGGTAAACATTATAAATTTCATCTACAGCTTTATCAGGGGTAACATATATTTGAAGAAATTTTTGTCCTAAATTATACCCACCTTTAACATCTACAAGAAAACCTTTTTTAATTAATTTATTAATTAAATAATTACTAATCATCTTTCCAGAATCATTTGGAAAAGCTTTTTTATATTTACGTATTAAATCAATTTTATTTTCATATAATAAAATTAATAATAATAATTGTTCTTGAGTTAAATCATATTTAACTAAGAAATTTACATATTCTTCGGATAATATCATATATTAATATTTAAAAGTGGTTCTATAAAAATAGTTAAACCCATACGACCTTTATTTATAAAAGTATCTAAAGCTTCTTTATTTTCTGCATCTACTAATTTCTTTAAGTTATCTCGACGTTCTGAATTTTTATAAGGAATTTCACCTATAATAATTTTATCTAATTCAAAATAACTAAATAAATAATGTATATCAGCTCCATCATAATTTAATCGAGTTAATTTGTCTACAATCATTTTATATATCTTCTATATTAATTACTTTTTTAATTGGATTAAGAGTTATTTCATGCACAAAATTAATAGGATGAATATAATGATCAATTTTAGATTGACGTTTTTTAAGCCAAACTTCTTCTTTACTATCTTTAACATATAAATTAATAAGTATAGCAACACTTTCTTTATTAAATAAATTAACACGTTTAACTCTTCCTCCTCTCTGTTTATATTGGGTAAAATTACTTGTACCACTAGCTGTAACACCAACAGTTAAATCAGTTATATCTAACCCTTTATCGAGAGAAGATGCAGTACACAATATACGAGATTTTCCTGTTTTAATAGCTTCTAAAGCAAGTCTTTTTAATCTAGTCTTTCCAAACTTAATCATCTTACCAGTTTTAGGACTAGGTTGCATAATAGTTTGTAATTGAGAATGATAAACTACTGAACAATCAATTTCATGTTCATTTAATAAAAGATTAAGTTTATCAGCAAAAGCAGTAGATTGACTAAACATAATTGTTTTAAGTTTAGGAAAACTAGAAGCAATAGCTAAACATATTTCATATTTATTTTCTGCATTATACAAAATATTCTTTCTATGTCTAATAGAATTAAGAAGATTTTGAGCATACCCATAAATTTTATGAGGATTCCATAATTCATTTATCTCATTTTGTACAGGATCTTTTAAATCTAAATTTCTTCTCCATCCTTTAGAAGATGCCCAACCATATACAAAATGTTTACCATCATATTTCCTTCCATCACTATGTTTACCTCCTCCTAAACATTTAGTAGCTAAATCTAATCCACCTCTACCAAATTTACTAATATTTTGAGTAATAATTTTAGTAAGTCTTTCATATTCTATTTTTTCTTTTGCAGTTAAAGATACTGCTAAATTAAATTCAATATATTTAGATACATAACCTCTTTCTATAGCTTCTCCTTCTGAAATCTCATCTATAACGGGAAATAAAGACATAATAGATTTATGTCTATTTTTACTATCTTCATAACTTGCAGTAAGACCTAAATTATTATTATATTGAATATATTTACCATTAATACATCCTATAAATTCTTCAGAATAATATTCATCTAATTCATCAGCAATTAAAGTATTAGTTTTAACACGAAGTCCATTTACTAAAATATAACTTTTACTATAAACTTCTATTCTATTTAAAGCTTTTTTAGTAAATTGCTGTTCAAGAAGATCTAACCATTGATTTCTCATAGCTTCAGAATGAACTAATACTACTACATTATGTTTATCATCTGTTCTAAATAAACGTTTAATAATTAATATAGCAGTATAAGTTTTACCTACTCCTGTAAAATAATGTAAAGTTCCTCTACAGTTTTTATTAGCACCATGTTCAGAACTATTAAACCATTTATCAACACCTATTTGTTGACGTTCTAATTTCTTATAATCTATGTTCATAATAACCTATACATTATTTTAA